TTGCCGATGTGCGGAAGACTGCCAGCAGAACTTGCGACACCACCAGTAAAGGCGCAATCAGTAACGCGATCATTGTCAAAATACTCAACAAAGTACCTAGTCGTGCCATCAAATACCCGTTTGACAACTGTGTAAATATCAGTGACATCAACGCTGACATCTAGGAATTCTCCATCAGTGATGAACTCAGACGGCGCAATAATTTGCTGCGAACGCAAAATAGAATATACCGCCAAAGAGCCGTCTGTAGCGTTGGTAAGCAACAACAAGTCACCCTCATCAGTTGAGGTGGCTCGACGTAAACCAATGCGGCTCGGGTTCTTTAGTAAGTGTCCAGACAGCAAAGAGATCCGCTGTGTCACATAGGTCAACTGGGCATCAGAAAACAAGAACTCATTGATGGCTTTGCCTTGACGCTGGACAAACAAGGAGCCAGACTCAAGGGCTTCTACTCGTGTGCCGGGCTTTGCGCCATTGCGGCTAACCTGCTTAAAAGTAAACGTCAGCGGCGTAATCGGATCTGTGCCTTGCTGCGGGACATAAAACTCGCCACCCGTGGTGAAGACCTGCAAGTCGCGGCCAGAGATAATATCAACAATAATATTAAGCTGATTAGTATCAAGGGTAGCCTCAACAGCATCGTCGTCCAAAAACTCAGACGGCTTAAAGTCAAAGAACAAGGCAACCTTACTGCCCCAGATCGTAGACGGGCGTGACTTAGAGCCGCCGAAGTAGAGCCTACCCTCATGGAACGATACGCTCCGAGGCCAGCCTTTGCCAGATGACCAGACATCTTCATAACCAGTTTCTAACTCCCAATCGCCAGACGCAATCGCTGTCGTATTAAAGAACGGGAACTCAGCAATGCCCTCGACTACTGTGCCGCTGATGTATTTAGTAATCCTGACGCGACCTTGTGGGGTAGCGTTAATATACTGGTTGACGTGCGTAGACAAGAACACCGACGCACTTGCAGTCAAAGTAACATTGCCAGTAACTGCCGAAGGAGTTAATGTGGCAGCAGGATTGCTAAATGTCTGGGTAAATGCGTACTTTGGAATAGAAGCAAACGTAATTGTGCTAGCAGTCCATGCCGCATTATTTGCCCCACGAACAATCTTAATTGGCTGCAAATCTGGGTGGACAACAATCAACGTGTCAGCAGATTGCGTCCAGCAAATTGACGAAAGCATCGCCCCAGTAATTGCTGATACCGTTAAGTAATCATTGCCGCTTGCATTAATGTTTGTGATTAATGCACCATCCTTGACGACATACATCCTGCCAGCCACAAAGCAAAGCATATAGCTATCGTCAACAGAAAACTCAAACGCGATTAATCGCAGTCCATTGGCTGCTGATTCTGTCCCGCTGTTTGGCAACTGAAAAACGTGCTTAGTGCCGGGGCGACGACGCAAACCACCCTGCGGCTGGATCAGGACGTTGGTCGCCTTGGCTAGTGCATTCTCGTACTGCGGGATGTCCACACGCGCCCGTAGCAACGGATCTAATTCTCCGGTGCTAAAGTTCGTCTGAAAATCAATAAACCGTGCCATTAGTATCTCACCGCGACAAGCGAGTAATCTTCAATAACCTGTGGTGGCTGGCCTTGTGCATCAATGTTTGCCGCTTGCCGGAAGTAGCCGCCACGACCATTTTCTGATGGCGAGCCAACAGCAACACCCTGCCAATAACCTGTTTTTGCTTCTTGTTCAGTAATCGGGTAAGCCATGTGCCATGCCATCATGTACTTCAAAAGCTGAATGAAGTATTGCGGCATTGCAAACTCTGGGGTTTGATACGGGTAGTCGATATAGACTTCCTCGTTATTGGTCATCAACTTGTCGCCAATGATCTCCCATTCCTTGACGGGGCGAGCATACGCCTGAGAAGTCTCAAAAGCTGCACGGGGATTGCCAAGCGTGTCCCCCGGCATTTGATACTGATACTTCCATTCGCTAACTGGCGGAGTAGAAAGACGAGACAACCTTACTTTCTTGTAGGCAAACGACCACGGGTACAACGATAGCGTCATATCCCGCACATCAGGATATAAGCGGTCAGCCGTGTTCGCTTCATCTGTCCCATCGTTAAAAGACGAAATGGGCTTTGCGCCCAGTAGGATCAGTGCGTCAGAACAGATAGCAACTGCTGTATCGCCTGCTGCCATAACAACCTCTCATGTAATAAAGGGCCACTACCAAATTCCTTCGGCAGCGGCCCCGGATGATCCTAACTAAACTTAGTCGGAATCAGTTGCTGTGATAGTCAGACCATCAGTCACATCAACAACACCGGAGGCGTTGCTTGCAACATAAACAAGCGTCAAAGCTTGAGTACCGCCAGTCGAAGAACGAACCAGAATAACGTCGCCAACATTCAGGATGCTGGCAACTGCGTTGAAGTAACCGCTGGTGTTGATATCAGCGATAGCATCAGCTGTTGAGTAAGCATACAAAGACGGGGCATTGCCAGCCTTCGATGCGCCAATGGTCGCAAAACCAGTTGAAGAATAAGCCATGTCAGCCTCCTAGATTAAGTTTCGCGGCAGACGATCTTGACGATACCTTCATCGTCAATCGCCACAGCACCAGCCGAGAACATCGAAGCGATCAGGAAAGAAGTCTTCTCTGGCACGTAGTTGATCTCAGTTTTTGGAGCAATGCCTTCTGCCAGACCCAGCGCATCCTTGTGGAACGCGAAGCAGGTACGGTCGTTGGAGCCATCCTTAATCAGGCCACCCTCAGTGCGGTCGCCAAGAACGTGGAAGGTGAAGCCCAAGAAGGTGTTGATTTCGCCCTGAACCAGCGCCTTGACCGTGTTAAAGTCAGACGAGGTAACAGAGGTCTCAGCCAGCAGACTTGCCAAAGAACTGGCATGAATGATGATGTGACGGTTGTCCATTGGGACGTTGTTGGTGTTCAGTGTCTGGGCAGCAGCACGAAGTTTTGCAACGTTCATGTTGGTGTCAGAACCACCGATGTCATTGCTAACCGAAGTTGCGCTCGATGCAGTCAGGGCATCCAGAATCAGTTGATCCTGACGACGACCGATTGCGTTCGACACAACCTTAACAATCTCACGACGCTCGTCAAAGTTGACCTTCGCTTGCATGAAGATGTCCGAATACTCAGCAGCGATGTAGTCGCTCAGAGTCGCGGTCACTTGCGAGTAGGTCACATTCAGAGGAGTAACGTCAGTCTGAGGGATACGGACTTGGGCAACACCCTTGCCGATCTTAGGGAACTTGTATGTTGAACCTTCAACACCTGAACGGATACGGACAGCCGGACGGAGAACCGCCGAAGCCTGATAGGCTTGCTTAACTTCCGCATCAAACAGGGTTACAAAGGCTGTAGACAGATTAATAGCCATTTTGTTTACCTTTTGACAAAGTTATAAAGAGGTTTCTCGCTGTCGGTGAGCCGCAGTGCGGGCCGGTTGCTTGCAGTAGGATGCCAGCCAGTTGGGTACAACCATCTGAGGGTCGGTAATCTGATATGCCTCGGATACATATTGTAATCAGGTTTGCCTATCGTGCAAGTCTTTTTGATAGTTTTTTGCAAAAAAAACCCCCGGACTCAGCCGAGGGCAAACCGCGTGAAGGAGCGGAGACTCTTAACCGTATCTTTTTTGAAACAACCGTTCAACCTTTTGCCGGTACGATGGATCAGTTTCGTACTTGGGATCGCCTACCATCGACTGCAATTCGAGGTCAGTTGGCTGGCCTTCAATTGGCATAGACTCAGTAGGGATGCGGCCTTCGTAAGCTTCCCGGATTTTGGACAGAGCTTTAATACCACGAGCTGTACCGCCCATGATCTTGAACTCCTCAAAGTCTTCAGACGACCAAACGCCCTTGTTGACCAAACCTCTGGCCCAATTGACCATGCCATTAATGACAGCATCAGCATTTTGGCCTAGCGCACGGCGTTCGGCTTGGATGTCAATGTCGGGTACGCCAATAGCGCTTTCAGCCATGCCACGCAACTTGCCAGCAATGTCATCAAACGCTGCTTGAGAAACGTTGTTCTCTAATGCCCAATCTTTAAATATTGGCACAAACTCAAGCTGTTCTGCGTTTTCACCAAAGGCGGAAACGTCGTACTTTCCTTCTGGTGGGGCCTTGTGCGTACCCTTGGAGACCATCTTACGAAGGTCTTTCCAAGACTTAGCCATGCCTTCCATGTCCGGCTCTTGCTTGTCTTTGTTCCAAAAGTTCTCAGGCCACCAGTCAGGCCGGTCTACTGGCTCATCATCGGGGATAGAATCTGCTGTGCGGTGTTCTACCGCTGTCGCTTCGGGATTATCAGGAGCTTTGTCTTCGCTGGCTTCTACGTTGTCAAGTAGGCCAGTGGACTCTGCTGCTGCCTCACTAGGCTCGACTGCCGTTTCATTATCGCTCAAAGGTTCCTCGCTCTATGTATACGGGACTCAATCTCTTTGACTAAAGAGCATCGCCCCTCTAAAAAATAGCCGTAGGAAGGATCGCTCCCCGGCCCCCAGCATGGCTGCTCAATCGTTAGTTCTCTTAGTGACTTGAGCAACTTCTGCCCTTCTTCTGTGCCAAACACTCGCAGACACAGCTTATCCAGATCGCTAGATTGCGGAGGTGCCATTGCTTCCTGCATCGCCTCCAGATCATCCCACCCAGCCATACGCCTCCTTATTTGGCACAATATCCATGTCTTCAGCCTCGGCTTCCTCTGTCGCGTGTATGCAGTACCAAACGGTATCTGTCTGTGTAATGATGACGTGCGACTTATCCGCTTGTATTTCTATGCAGGCTGGAGCTTTATAAAACGTATGTTCCCCGTCTACATCGACAACAACCTCGCCTTTTGCCAATATAGACAAGTGCGAATAAGAGTGAACGTGCTGCGGAACCGCCCACCCTTTAGGCAAAAAGTATTCTTTGGCATATAGCCCTGCTGCAAAATGATGTCTAAGTTCAGACTCCACCCGGCGCTCCTTGCTGTTGACCTTCCATTAACGCCTGCTGCTGTCCTGCCATTGCCAATGCGGCCTGCTGCTGCAACATCATCTGCTGCTGCTGCTCCATTAAGAAACCGCGTTCTGCTGCGGTGTTTCTGATGGAGGATGGTATACCAAGTTTGTCGCCAATGTAATCAATCAGTTCGCCGGTCTTAACAGCAATCTGACCTTCGCCACCCATCGTTGAAGTGATTTGCATAAACTGCATAATGTTGTTGATCTCCTCC